TTATTCTCAATCTCTACTTCCAACTCATCAGCAAACTGTGATACCTTGTGGTAATCGTAACCACAATCTCCAAAGTGACCGCCGCTCATTTTACTGCCTCCAATTCATCAAGTTTCTCATTCACAAATCCAGTCATATCAAGTGTGCGTGGATCTACACCTTCATCAAGACAATCAAGGTGAAACTCCATAACAGCACCAAGAATCAAACAAGTGCGACGATGATCGTTTTCTGTGATGGTAGTATGTGGCATAGCAACATAATGAATAATGTGATCGTAGAGTTCGTCGTAAGTCATTCGTCAATCTCCATGATTTCAATGATAGATTTAATCTTCTCTAAATCTTGTAACCGCATTTCGATTTCATCATATTCTTCACAGAAATCATCCATACGCTGCTGATGCCCTTCATCATCGTAGTTTGTTTCCTCACGGATCTCCCATTCTACATCAGACAGACGAGCACGAGTATCATCGATGAAATATTCTAATGTATCAATGAGTGCCATCAAAAATCCTCTTCTTCAAAAGTAAAGTATTCATAGATTGCAGACATCACAGCATCATCAATGCGCTCCATAACGGCACTTGGTAAAGGATTCTCTACATGTTTGTGTGCCTGATGCCAACCACGACGCACACCTTCTTCGATTGCTTGTTCTAAAATAACACGGAACTTAGGTTTCATTCTTCATCCTCCACAGGAAACAGATTAGCATACTCTTCATCAGTGAGAGTGAGATACTCCACATCAGCATCTTGGTGCTCTTCAGCATACACCAGTTGATAGTGAGCAAAGTCACTCAAACTGGTGCTACCATATTCTACAACACCATCAACAAGACAAAGGTAGTTCATTCAATCACCTCCCAGTGTGCATCAGATTTGTCACCAAAACGATTGGTGCCAGTGCGGGTGCTAACCCACATAAAGTATTTGCGATTCTCTGATGCTAAGAATAACTCACCACCAGTATCCTGTTCTACAATACAAACAGGATTGTTTTCCATGATGTTAGCAAGACGATTCTTTGCCTTGCTACTCTTAGGTTTTACAACGACTTTCCTCATGATCGCAGATGCTTGATGAGTTCGGGGAAGTTTGCTTTACCATGTAATAATACACCAGCAACCACGCCCATGTCAAGCAGGAAGAGTATTAGTAAAAATAATACGATGTATAACTTATCCTTATCGCTTTTTTCCATGGTTTTCGATGTTATCTAAATGATTGAACCAAGGTGAGAACAACGCAATACATGCCCAAGCAACAGCAGCAGAAATGATGAGAAATTCTATCATGAATAAAAAACCTTATAACCATATTTTGAATGAGTCATAACTGTCGGCATAAAATTCATAGAAATAGTCATTCTATTATCCGACATATTATCACGGAATCCATGTGTTAATGAAGATTGCCACAATAATAATTCAGATTCTTCTGGATAAATTGTAACGTCTGAGTTATATTGAGTTATTGCATTGGTTTTTTCTAATGCCATTACTGGTTTAGAAGAATGTGGTATTGTAGATTCTTTTAAAAATATTAGTGGAGAATGACCTTCTTCAAAATTAAGATAATATGTTCCAGAAATATAAGAATTACTATGATAATGAGGATATTGATATCCACCTTTGTTACATTTATTTAACCAACTATCAGTAACTATAATTTGATCAGTTAATTGATATCCTAAAACTTGTGTTACATAATCATAACAGGTGTTCTCTACCCAATCTTTAAAATCTTTGAAGACGCTTTCGTATAATAAAGAAGTATCGTTGCTATTTTTATAGTGAAATAGATTTGAAGATACGCGATCTTTTTCTAAAACACTATCATTTATCAGTGATAATACTTTTTGTTTTAAACTTTGATGATTTGGATATTTTATAGAAAATACTGACGACGGAAAAAGGTCATATTGTTTCACGGATACCTGCCCACAATTTCAATAGTATATTTTATCTGCCCACCAAATCCTGTAAATGCTGGGTCAACTTCTGCTGAGATAGCAGATAACACTGCTTTTCCTTTTGCTAAATCATCCATCACCTTACACAGATGTTTATCCATTTGTGTGTTTTGTGGCAGCATGAATGTATTTGGTGCTGATGTGCTTGTGATTGTCGCTGGTTTGAAATAGCTACCATCCATACTCATGGCACCATTGTTTACAGTGGCGGCAGGAATGACAAATGCACCACTATCCATGATTTCTGACCCACCATTGATAGTTAATGTTGGTTTGGGTGGATTTACACTGATAATATCATCTGCCATACCTCCAAGCAGGCCAGACGATGTGTATCTTTCCTTCATCTCTTTGATAGATAAAGGCGGCTTTTTTTCTTCTACGACCTCTTCTTTCTTCTCACCGTAGATTTCTTCAAATTTTTCAATCAGTGGATTTGTCATTGATATGATTCTCCATAGCGATGGTATCTGTTAAAGTTGCGTGGTGCTGATGTCAGAAAATCACAGCGAATCTCAAACCACTTCCAGCGGAATGAGAATCCTGTGAGTGAGCGACTACCGAAGCTAATCAGCAGCATTGGAAATATCTCTGTAGCAGGGTATTCATCCCACTGAATAGTCATATCCAACAGTGCAAAGTGTGGATATGCTGAGAGCAGTTGAAAATACCATTCATGCCCGTAATCTTCGTAGTGATAGTAGTTGAAGAGTTTCATTTTGAGCAATGCAAAAAATATTTGTAAGTAGCCATTTGTTGATCACTATAGCGAACTACATCACAACCTTTGTAAGTGTCTACCACCACAAATCTATCTTCTTTTGGAGTTGGTTGCATACCCATCCAGTTTGCAAAGTAGTTTAATACAAACGATAGAATAGCAATAGAAATAACAATAGAAACTATTTTTATCATTCTGCTAACCTCAGTTTACGCTCGGGAGAGGGAATGTGAATAAGAAATGGGTCATCGTATGGATAGATATATTCGTCATACCACCCATAGCACAATGCTTCCCAAAACTCGGATGTATTGTAACTATCCCAAGCATACATGAAGTTGTGGAATCCGTCAAGGAAGTCTTCCCACTGTGTTTGTTTAACAAGTCTCATCGGAATAATATACTCTAAGGTTGTCACCACCGATATTCATGTGGTAGATTTTACCGTCGTTAGTGTAGATGCCAATCCACACTGCACGACCTTCTTCCATAGTTTCATAGTGAACCATCTTCACATCTTCCAGCACGATCTCGTCTGGATTCTTCACAAATCTACTCATGCTACACCATCCGCACTATCTTTAAACTCTTTCACTCTTTTAAGAAATGCTGTTGCCTGCTCATCAAGTCGTTGAATCAAATCTTCAATATCAGAAATGGCAATCTCATTATATTCACGATTGAGATACTCACAACGAATAGCGTCAATCATAGATTGTAGAGTAATCATTTGTTGATGCTCTGGTGTGATTGGCGTTCCGTGAGGTAGACTAGCACATTCCATGTTGTAGTAGTCATTATATCGTTGAAGAATACGATTGCTCTTCTCACGACGCTCTGCTTCTTCAAGCATTTCTTCGTGTGTCACTTTTTTAATATCGGGGTGAGGTGCGTATAGTGGTCCTGAATAGTTGCCAGCAAATTTATTTTCCATATCTTTCTTTGCCCATCCTAGATTTGGCCAAGTATCTCTATAAATTTGGTTTAGTTTCTCGTTATCATACCACATAAGTGCTAGGATGATACTTCAAATATTCAAAGAACGTGAGTTTCATTTCTTTCTGGGTCATACCACAGTGTTTTGCTGCAGCAGGAAGTGTCATTTTTGCATGAAACAACCCTTCGTTTGCTTCCCTAACATTTTCGGGTGTTGTTTTTACTGGAACTTCATATAAATCCCATTTATTGATTTTTAGAAGATTCATCTTTCCACTTATCAAGGGTATCAAATAATTGGTCTACGGATTTAAGTTTCTCAATACTACACATCAAATCTGCGATGCCTTGATTAACTACAGCACGTTCATTTCGTGCTGCATATGCAAGAGCATTACGCAGTGCTGATTGCGCTTCGTCGAGCGATTCTTCTACTTGTTTAGATAATGCCATTAGTCAGATGCTCTCCATTGATTAAGTTTGGTGCGGGTAGTTTGAAACTCTTCTACATGTTGCAGAATACGATGTGCCGTTTCACGCACACATTCTTGAGTTTCTTCACAATCCCATTCACAAATTTCAGACCAAACATAATAGATTTCATCAACAATGGAATCCATCAGTTTATCATAATGAGTCATTTGATTACCTCCAATTGACGCTTAAGCGCCTGCTTACGCGCCTTTGCCTGACGCATTGCCTGTGGTTTCAGGGTGCGTTTTTGCTCCTTTTTAGAGTGATGCTGCCAGTTTGGCGTGGTCATTGGTCTGTTGCGTTTCCATCATTATATAGGATTCACGCAACCGTGTCAAGGAATTTGCTGAGAGAAGCACCCGAGACAGATGCGATGCGTTGCTCTGCCAGTTTAGCATATTCTGGATTCAATTCAAATCCAATATACTTACGTTGATTTGCTTTCGCAACCTCTCCAGTGGTTCCAGATCCCATAAAAGGATCCACCACAATGCCGTCTAACGGGCAGCAAGACAGCACTGGTTTGGTGATCAAGTCAGGAGGGTAGACGGCGAAATGAGCGCCCTTGTAGGTCGTGCTGGCGACATCCCAGACGCTAAACTCTGGGCGCATAGGGCATTTGCCAGCAGCAATCAATGCTTCATAGTCAAAGTCTTTACTGATGCCCATCTCTTCGCGCATACGAGCATAGTGTTTATCCTGACTGACTGATGAGATCGCAAATCCTTCCTTTTCAGATGCATTAGCATCTTTACGCTTGTCTACATTATTCTTAGAAAACATGCGACGAATGCTAATCTCTGCTTGTGGCACAAGAATAGGATCACGATCAAAATAGTATTTCTTTACATCCTTCACGAACCAAAAGAACTTCTCGTGATTAGACCAGAAGCGATCTTTTGATGAGATTGGTTGAGGATTTGGTTTGCTCCAGATAATTTCATTACGAAGTTGCCATCCACGATCACACATGGCAATCTCAAAGCGACTAGGAACTTGAAGCAAACGCTTCTTATCATAAGTATCAGCAATATTAACCCAACACGATCCAGTAGGTTTCAATACCCGATAAATCTCATCGAATACCTTACAGAGATTCTCTACATACTCACTCACAGTATTTTCCACACCAATTTGACCTACGTTTTGATAGTCACGCAGGTTATAGTAAGGAGGAGAAGTGACACACAAATCTACAGAAGAATCAGGAAGATTCTTGAGATTGGCGATGTTGTCTCCAACGTGAATGATGTTTGTTTCCATGTCAGGGTTTGAGGGCGTATTGTTCGTAGGGGAAGAGATCAAAGAACTGCTTGACAGTTACTTTACCATCTTTGATTGTTCCATTATCCGTCAATTCTACTACTTTGTCAACAGGAATTTCATAGAATTTTGGTGGTTCAGTAAACCGAGCACGAAGATCACAGAAAACATAGGAATCAATCGAACTCAGTTTCTTGTGGTAATCATTTTCATCATAAAAACGACCCTTACCAGTAGCAGTAGAGGGTGAAAAATAAACATATTGTGTCTTACAAATATTACGAACTTCTACCAACTGATTGATACGTTCCTTGGCAATCACATCATAAGGGAGTTGTTTGCCAACAACACGTTGACCACCAAGAATGTTAGCAACTGCTGCTTCTGTAATTGGTGATGTGCCACTACCATTCACAGTGTCGATAAAGTCATCGAGACTGATACCGTAACCATCAGCAACTTTTTGAGCGTCAATGTTCCAGAGCATGATAATCAACCAAATGTGGGGCAAGTGAAATAGGAAACCTCATCGCCTGCTTCGGCGGTTCCCCATTCATGAAACTCTTGACAAAGAGCAAAGATGTCGGCGTCACGACCACCTTCTTGATCAAGAAGTTCGAAACGATTCTCTACATATTCGAGAATGCTTTCAACAACGTTTTCAACGTCATCCGACTCAATCATCGGAACCACGCCGTCGTCGCCGTAATCGATGATACCTTTCATGGTCTCCTGTTCAGTGCTCTGCTACTGTAGCACGGGTGTCAACCCCCTGTCAAGCCCCTGACCCAAAAATGAAATGGTGTGACTCGATACACCAGAGTGGTTCTGTAAACATATTTTTCAGAATCTACTGGTCCGAGACCACGATGCCACTGAGCAGAAGGTATAACAATTACTCTTCCAGGAACATATTCATGTTCTTCAATTACATGTTCCCCATCTTCAGAGGTAATTTGAAATTTTCCACCCCATTCTGGTTTCCATTTTGAAGTAGTCATAACCATGATAGTGTAATCATTTTTACTGGCACTATCCCGATGAGTATGACCATTGCATCCAGAATGTTGAACATTTAAAGAAATTTGTGACAGATAAAAATTGGTTTTTAGTTTCTTTTCAATTTGCTCAAACAATTCAAAAAAATTTTTTACTGATGAATGTAAAATTGTAATGTTGTTGAGGGATTTTCGATCAAATAATATTTCACCCATCAACCTATGGGATCCTTCTTGACCAAACGGCCACGTAGATCTATTGGCTATATTATTACAACACATGGGTATGTCTCTTATCATAGCATCAAGTTGATGAATATAAATTTCATCAAACATACCATCAATTATTTGACAAATCATTTTTCTTTAATATTAATATTATATGAAATGGAAATTCTATCGTCATCCGATAGATTTTCTTCTACATAATGATTTAGGTAAGTTGGAAAAAAGTATCCTACACCCTCTTCTGGTTCTATTCTTTCTTCCAATTTAATATTTTTAAAAAGTCTTTGTAACCTAGCCGTGCTAGAACATTGATGCGGATATATCAAACGCAATTTACCAGAATCTTTGGGTGCTTTAATATAATAAACACCCGTAAAATCTCCTTCATGAATGTGAGGAACATGATATGCTCCTGGAGGATTTATATTACAAAACAGATTACCAAGAATAAAATCACACGATGCTCTTGGTTCAAGAGTTTCATAAACAAACTTTTCAAACTCTTTGCCAATTAAAGTCAATAAACTCTGCAACTGTGGCATACTTTGCAGATCATTTCTTTGCCACCCCTTTCTATTAGAAACAACATCAGATTTTGACTGAAGTTCTTTTACAGAGTATAAAAAAGATGCAACTTTATCATTTAATATTTTACAATCTGGTAATTCATACCGACTTACAATAGGTCCTAAGATCATTCAACTCTTTCAAAATCAATAACAACAAAATTATATAGCTTCTTATCAACTAACTTACCATTCTTCCACTTAAATTTAACAGAAAACTGTTGCCATGATGGGCTTTGAGTTTGACAATAATCAACTTCTTTTTGCGTCATAAGATTTGACTCAAGCATTCTTTCGAAATAAAGTTGTTTTCTATGCAAATATCCTTTGTTAGAATTTGCACTAAGGTAATATTCTTTTTGAAAAAATGGGCTGACAAGTTCTATTGATATTTTATCTACTTCTTCTAAATCAAATTGTATACGAATAGGAGATCTAATAGAATCCCTATCTGATAACATACCCTTTTTAATATTAGCGTAATTTAAATCTATAAACTTTTGAACACCATCAACTTGTTCTAACTCAGGAAAATATTCTAGAACATTTGAAGAAGGTCTAAACATCATGATATATTTTAACACCTCACCTGAAGGAGCAATAGAAATAGCTTCTGTTGCCATTTCTAATCCATCTGTTCTCATTTGTTTTAGACGTTCTGGTTCTGGTTTATCAGAAAGAATTTTAAAATATTCATTTACAGAATCTTCACTCATACCACCATAATTATAAGCAAAATATGCATGATAAGATTCTATTTCTTTGACACCCTTATCATAAGTAACCCACAATCCAGTATCATTAGTTTTAAATAATCCACCTCTTACAAATCCTTTATTTGCTTCAAGTTCTTCAAAAAAATCATAGAACGTTTTTATTGTTTTAGCGGCATCAGGATAAATCACATCTTCAATACTAGACAAGTATTGATGTGGTGTGTATTTGTGGTAACTAACATAGTTTTCAAATAATATGCTATGTTCCTCACAACCAATGTAGTGATCTTCTAATGCCATTTTTATTCCTCTGTTGACTCTGGTTCTACGAAGTCATTAGAAAATAGTATCTCTCCATTACCATTATAAACTGCCCCGTAAATATAATAATCTGGATCTCCATTCACAGGGGAATCTGGAAAACTATCCGCTAAAAATCTTTCAGCTTCTTCAATATATTCAAATTCCATAATAAACATTTCATTATAAAAAATACCATGAAATACATCTGGTGGAAGAATATATCTATAGGTATCATAAACTTTATTCAACTTTTCTACATCATTGCATTTATTTGGTCCCACAACACGAACAAAAAGGTGTGGAGTTCCTTTGCTCTTGATATATTCTTCAAGAAGAGTTTGAAATTCGTATACTTGATAGTTCATGATTGTTTTCGAAATAGTTTCCAAGCGATTGTTATTCTAATTCCACCAAAAGATCTAGTTGTTTCTTCAGCCCAATGATATATTTGACCTGGAAATATAACACCTTTATTAGGTTCAGGAATAACATAATGATATTTATTTCCAGTTTCTGTTGGAATGATAAAAGTGGTCTTCCCACCCCATTGAACATCCCAACCTTTCATCGGATAATACAAAAAAGTTCTGCAGTTGTCAGTATACCCATCGACATGTGGTTTTCCTCTCATACCATATGTATGACCATTTGCATACACTCTTTCTAAATCATACTTAGCATTTGTTACATTTTCTATTTTCTTCAGTAAATATTCGTTAAAAAATTTTTCATTACTCAAATCCATAATCCAAAATGGAGGAATTTTATCTTTACCAGGATTACTTGAATGACCCCACTTCCATCTATCTAACTCAGTATATTTTAGAATAGAAGCGTGATCAGTTGGATTAAAGATATCATGATATTCAATAATATCATTTGCATTATATGATTGCATTTTCTCTGATTAAATTATGACGAACATTTTCAAATTCATATTTGAGTGGATGATCTGCTTCTAACTTCGCAAGCAATTTACTATATTCTATAATTATTTCTCTGTTTTTACTGTCATCAATCATAGAACAAAACCACCAAGTTACGACTTTACGTTCGCCCTTTATGATTTTTCTGACTGAATGATGTAATCCAGTTTGATATATAATTGCTTGACCTGGGTTTAACTTATATTCTAGTTCTTTACCACCAACTTCTATTACCAATTCACCACCTTCATATTCATCAGGAGAAGAAAGAAAACAGGTGACACTATAATCTGTTTTCATTCCATCTAAGATCCACATGTCATTATGCTTAGCATAATGCATTCCTTCTTTATATCGAAGAAAATTTGGATGAGTATGACCTCTCGGTAAAAAATAATAATTAAACTCCATATTTTCCGAGATATACTTGTTCATCAAAGAAACAAGTGCTGGATAATGAATTTTATCTAATATTTGTTCGTTGTATTTTACGTTTCTATCAGGTGAACCAGACCAGGAACCGTCTGTAAATTCACAAAATTCATAGAAATCTGTAATATTTTTAACTACAGACTCAGGCAACATATCAAAAACATGTATCATAATCAATCTATCGGCATGAATTTACTATAATCTAAATCTCTATAAACTTCTTCTAATCTCAATTTTTTAGATAACTCTATAACTTTGCGTTCAACTGGTCTCAATTTTTCGTCATATGTTTCCATAAAATTAACTAGATTCATCACATTATTTGATGTAAAATCTTTTGAAGATTCGAAATCATATTTTACATACTGCTCATCCGTTGACAAATATTCAACATTCATTTCTGGAAAATTTTCATAATAAACTCTGGGATCAATTGGGTATTTAAGTGTAGTGATAAACTTAAACATTTCAACATTTGTTTCAAAAGTCTCTCTGGGATTTGATGGCAATAATTCTCTTAATTTTTGTCTCCAAATAATCCAAAGATCCCTCTCTCCTTCAAACTTTTGTGGTGCGTCTGGCAATACTCTCCAATCAGAAAAAAGAAGCATTTTGTTAATTTCGTCTTTTTTCTTATACCACTTATAGTCATAATAGTAATCGACAGCGGTTAACTGTCTAACTTCTTCGAGTAGTTTATTTGTTTCTACTTCTCTTTGAATCGTTACGATTGTCGCTAATGCATCACACAACTCAATAACATCACTTACTTTACACTCATTAAATTCATATGTCAACCAATAAGATGACTGCGTAGCAAAATCATATTTTAATCTTTTTTTCTGACAAAGAAAAGTATCATCAGTGTATAAAATTAAAAATTCAAGTTCGTCTTTTCCTTCAGAGTGCCAAAATCCATTTACTAATGGTAAAACTTTTTCCTTCCAGGCTTCTTCATCAACAAATGTAGTTTTCCCACCTTGGTTAATTAATCCAAGCGTTACTGCTTTTTCTTTAAAATTAAATTCTAGACGAGACGCTCTTGGAACAGCAACATTAGCCCAAAAATGGTCTATCTGCTCTTGTGTTGGTGGGGTAATTTCTATATTTTCCATTATGGAACTCTAATAAACCAGCCTGTTAAAATGTATTTATCTTGAGTAAAGACTGTATTACCTTTATGAACATGAGTCATACTAGCAGGCCAAATAACAACGGTTCCAACAGTAGGTTTAATCCTTCTACGTTGATATAAAAATTCAGTTTCTGCTTCTCCATCTGGCATATCATTTAGATAAATTGCCCAAACTAGCTCTCTAGCATGATATCCAAACCCAGCGTTTTCATAATGCCAAACATGATACCCACCACCAGGAGGAGTCTTTTGCATTTTATTGTCTTCAGCAACTAACTTTGAAGACTTTAATTGATCATATGTATCTGTATAATGATATGTGCAAGCAGTTAAATATTGCTGAAATTCGTAATTTAACGCTACATTAGATTGATTTAAAAGAATTGAATAATCTTTTCTCCCCAAACTACCAGTAGAAAACTGACTAGTTCCTTCAATAACAGCGTCGTCAAGATCATTGATGTCACCCGTAAAATAGGTGGCATTTTCCATAACATGTTCAAAATAATCTATTGCTTTTTGACAAACATAAGGTGGAACAAAATTTTCCCAAACTCCAATAAAATCAGTAAAGTCAGACTTGGTGATGTTTGGATCTTTCATCAACTCAAGTGGTCTAATTGGTTGAACAGACATAATTTCCTCAAAAAACTTTGATAATGTATTTTACTCGATAGTATTTAGTTAATAGTGGAATAGTGTTTTCTGGAACTAAAGATGGAGTAGGCAAGACTTTTTTTGATGGATTTAAAGTAAAAGTAGCTTCATTCGAACCTATAGCAATTTCGGTTTGAGTGAAATTAATAGTTGTTGTTGTGTTTTGTGCGATTCCTCCAGAAGCAGTTCCACCACCATTTACGTTACCCCATCCATAAACATTTGGATTACTGCCGTATGGAGTTTGTTGAATATAATGAGAGTGTGTTCTCTGTTCCCCTGGTTGCCACGCTGCAACACTTCCTAAAGTAGAGGTAACGTCGATAGCAGCGGAATATGTTCCTCCACCTGGCAATCCTGGTAAATTATTTTGAACTGTGCCTGGCCAATAGTTTGTATATGTTTTATTAAAATCTCCACCAGGACCAATTACACTATTGTAACCAATAGCAGGAAATGTTTTATTGCCAATTTCACCAGAAGCATCACCACCTGGCTCATTAGCATCAACCTGATAAAATCCAGGTGATCCCCATGCTAGACATCCAACCGCAACATCCTGAACTTCTGCACTAATTGCTTCATGTTCATGAGGTGGCATAATAACGACTGTTTCTTTAAGAGGACCAATCTCACCAGAAAAATTTCCTGTGATATTGAAAGCAACTTCGCCAGTAACCTTATCGGTTCCTTTTGTGCTGAGTGTTCCTAATTTAAAAAACATACCATCTGGCGGATCAGAACCCTGATAAACTTGTTCATCTGGTGGAGTTCCTTGAGCATCATATTTTTTAATAAACCAGTTTCCACCTGTTGAACCTACAGTAGTTCCATCTCCAGTTCCAGCTGCATTTACATCTGGTCCTTTGTAAGTAGTAACAATCGGAGATGCAGCAGAATTTCCATCAACATTTCCAATACCAAATAACTTTCTCAATCTGTAATTTGGTAATTTAAATGATCCAGAATAAGTATAACTATTTCCCGTCAAAACTCTCTGCCCATCTCCACCATATGTATTACCAATTGCGTTAAAAAGATCTGGATAATCAGCGGCATTTACTGTAGCACCATTACACTCTACCCATCCTGGGTAGCGAGAATTTAATCCACCACTTAGATCTCCCCAGTTTCCAGTTCTATCTCTAAAAATGGAGATAACTGTTCCGATAGCTAATCCTTCCTCTTTTTTGTTTTTTCTACTATACCAAACTGCTGGGTCTTGATCATCAGCAGAAGTATAAGTTCCAACATTCCATGTGGTTGTATATGGCATTTTATCCTACTGTTATCGTTGTTCCTACAGTTGCACCCAAAGTAGCACTAGAAGTTATTCTTATCTTTAAGGTGTCACCATTATTTATTGTTCCGCTAGTAACCCAAGAACCACCATTGATAGAAATTTGAGCACTACCAGTAACACTAATTGGAGAGGGTGAAGTAATACCAGAAATGACAATTAAGTTACTTTCGGTAATGGTAGATGGTGGTTGATTAACTCTATTAACGAAAGTAAATGGATCTGGTGTTGTGTCTCCCGCAGTTGTTGTTGTTACATTCCACGTATCGCTAAGACTAGTAGATGGAGAATTGCCAATAGTTACAACTGTCGAAACCACCCCACCAGGAGTAGAAGAAGACGTTAATCTTACTGATAATGTTTGATTATTATTAATATTTTGAGGAGAAGATAAATACGCACCACCATTGATTGAAATTAATGCTCCATTTGTCGTTGTTACAGCAGTAGGAACATTGATACCAGTAATAGTAATTGGTGTGCTACTTATAACCGTAGAAGCAGCGACATTTGTATTATCAACAATATCAAAGAAATCTGGATTAGAATCCGCTATAAGAACATTTACTACACTCCAAGTCACTGGAGCACCATCACCAACTTGTATTGCAGTATTTTTAGTATCACCAAGAACATTACTAGTAAGAACTCTCAATTGTAATGTTTGACCATTCGAAATAGTTTTTGCTGCTGTGCTAAATGCTCCACCATTAACAGAAGATTCAAATCCATTAGTAGGAGAAGTTACAGCAACAGAAGTATTAATTCCCGTTATTGTGACAATATTACTAGTTGAGTAAGACAGTAGTGGTGCATCATTTACCGTATTAAAAGAGAATGAATTAGGAACCTGTGCTGGCACACCTTGAGTTGTAATGCTCCAAACTGTGCTATATGTTCCCACAGTAACTGTAGTAGATTTAGCAGTGGAATATGCACTATCAGAAGTCATCCTGACTCTAAGAGTTTGACCATTTGAAATAGTCTTATTTGCAGTGGAGAATGCTCCACCATTTACAGAAGTTTCTGCTCCATTTGTTGCCGAAACTGTAACAGTTAAACTATTTCCCAATCCAGAAATAGTTTGAGTATTACTTGTATATAAAGTGCTTAAAGATGCATTAGTGATATTATCAAATCCTATAGGATCTGGTGTTAAATCTGGAGCTGCTACATTAACCGTAACTTGTTTGGTAGCTGTAGTAACTCCATCACTAGCAGTTAATGTATACGTTGTTGTAGTAGTTAGAGGTCCGACATTAACTTGAGAAGTTCCTGCAGAAACTGCACCAACACCCTGATCGATACTACAACTTGTTGCAGTGTTTATTCCAGAATATTCAGTGCTCCATGATAGAGTAACAGTATCTCCAGCTTGAGCAAATAAAGTTGGAGATTCTCCACTTGCTCTAAAATAATCAATAAAAGTTGGGGCAATTAAAGTTACATTAGCATAACCATCACCACTACTCTGTGTAGTCTGACTTTGCAAAGTATACCCATTACCATATCCAGAAGATCCGCCGCCGCCACCTCCAGATACACCGCCATTATCATTACCAGGGCCGCCTCCACCACCCCCAGAAGGGTATCCGCCTCCACCACCGCCACCACCAGCGCCGTCACCAGATTTAGTTCCACCAACAGATCCAGTTACGGGTTGACCAGCCGCAGCAGAAAATCCCCCCGCAGCGCCGCCGTCACCACCATTAGTGTTAAGAGAAGTTCCTCCTCCACCACCACCGCCGCCAGCAATTATAGACCACCCACCATTAGAATCAAATACAGAACTACACGCTCCACCCCCACCGCCACCACCAGAGCAACCAGAAGCACCCGCATTACCACCATATCCACCAGCTCCACCACCAGCTGCTCCAGGTGCTGCTCCACCAGCGCCTCCACCAGCACTAGAAAAACACCCAGTTCCAGCTTGACCCGCTTGCCCAATATAAAAAGTTAACGTATAATCTGTAGATCTAAAAGGAACCGTAAATGTTCCTACTCTAGCAGCACCTCCTGATCCTGGTGTTCCCCCAGAGTCTGGTCCACCAGTTCCTCCCTTCCCACCAGCAAGAGTTATAGTTACTTGAGCATTAGCGGGAATATCTATACTTTGTGCAGCGCCTGTATATCCAACGCTAAGATTAATTGTGCCTGCCATAGTTTTAGAATTTAATTATGTATTCTACGAGGATAAATGGTGTGACGCTATCATTTAAAACTTTCACACTCTTTGTTGAAAGATTCACTGTAGTTTGAACATTGTCAGCTGGAACATTAAAAGTTGGATAATTGTAGACAAAATTTGAAGAATATGTTGTCGGCCAAGTTATATTATGTGTATGAGCTTGAGATGTCGTATTTGCTGTCGATCCAGTACCTTGCAAAGAATTTCCTGCAAGGGGGTTACAATTCAATCCGCTTTTTCCCTCTCCAGATAATTTAAAATTTCCAATATAATTTAAAACATATGCGTTTGATCCATGACCATGTGCTTGGAAATTATTTCCATCTAATATAGTAGAAGCAGTTTTTCTATCAGTATTAGGAGGATTTAATTTAGCATTTCCCAGCAAAGGAATTGGTGCTGCACTTCCCTGAACGGTAAAATTACCACTATAATCGATAGTTACACTATTACCAACGTTCGAACTAACTTCAACTTCAACGCCAACTCTTTTAGTATTTGGAGATTGTATTAAAGTAAGATCTGAATATGTTCCCGTTGCTAATCCTGGCGATAAGTATTTAGATCCCAAATCTGGTAATTGAAATTGATTATCAGTTAATGTTACTGCATCTTTTTTAAATCTACAATTACTACCCGTTCCTATAATACGTGCTAGTTCTGGATAATCTGTTGCTGTTTTAATAGATCCATCACAACGCAAATATCCAGCTGGAATTTTTGATTTAAAAGTTTCATCCAAAGGATCATTTGATAAACTTAAAACACTGGTAAATATTTGAATACTACCAGTCATTCCACCGAATTTAGATTTTTCTTTAGTGTAATTTGCCATTTTAGTATGCTCTAATTAAATATAAGCAAATTAATGAGGGGGTGGATGTAGTAACATTTAAATTCAATGCTTTATCTACATTTTGTGGAGTTATATTAGAAGTCACGTTAACGGGAGTTGTATTTGGAAGTCTCAAATTGGCGCTATCAAAGCTAACTTCAAAAGAATCGTGTGTATGAGGTAAAATTACTGCTTGCTGACCAGCAATCACAGTATTTTGGTTGAAACTGATAGCATTTGTATCATACATAACTTTATTCCATCCATCAGCATCACCACCACTGTTTGCATCTCCATTATCATAATTTCTATTTTGAACGGTTGTTGATCCACCACCAGAAGCATACAACAACGTCTCCCCTGGGTTAAAAAATTGATCCATAGAATTTGTGTTTGTAGTTCCAGCAGTTTGATAAGGACCAAACCAAGTAGATATAGGAGAACCAACAACACCAAAAGGTTTCAAGTTGTATGATGGGTTTTCACCCTGAACGTTTGCAATTACAACTCCATCAACACCACCACCAAATCCTTGAGCACCAGTATAAGTTACCTGCATCTGAACCTGTGTAGAATAATCCAAGTTATCAAAAGGTGCTCTATTAATATTATAATTAATATTACCCCATGTTGCCACACCAGCACCAGGAATAGCACCAGTGTTTCCTGGCGTAATAGTGTTAAATCCTGTTGGATGAGTATGAATAGTAACGTGTCTTCTTCCTAATTTTCTAGGAGCAATATAAACAGTTTTTTGACCGAAAGTTTCATTTAGTGTTGCTGCCGTCAATTTACCAGTAAAATCATTTTCTGGGGTATAAGCAAAATTTAAATCAGTATATGCATTATAATTCGTTCCCACACCATTGTCTGTATTTGTTCCAATTAATGATGTATTTGTTCCTGGAGAAACCAAAGCTTGCAATGCTTCATTGGTGCTAGTATTATCACCAGCAGTTCCAAAATATGAAGATTCAATATCTTGAAGAGCTCTTTGAGAAATATTTGGAAGACTTATTTCACCATTATAATTTGGAAAAGTTCCAGAAAATCCAGATCCACCATATGTATTACCAATACTTTGAGTTAATAAGGGATAAGTAGAAGCAGCAACTACTTGCCCATTGCATATCAACCAACCAGCTGGAATATCTGTCAAATCACCAACCCAAGGCATAATAGTGCCTATGGATGCTGCTTTCATTGTTTTGATGCTTCCGTAATTTGCCATATTACTTAAATCAGATTTCTACTAACCACCAACCTTGTAAACTACTTGGAATACCAGATGCAGATCCATCAGAAAGTAGAGAACCAGCATAGATTAATCCAAATCCTGCATTTGGAGTGGTAACAATTAACTCACCGCCATCATAACCTGTGAGAACAACTCCAGATATAGAAGCTGCAGTATTTGTTCCATCTCCCTGAATTGGAACACCAGATGGTGCTCTAACAATGAACTTACAGTTATATGTAAGTGCTCCACCTAGATCAACAAATCTAATCATATCACCAGTGGTTGCAGTCAATGGTAGTTTAACAACTGTATTAGCAGATGGTTTTATAAAGTAATTTATATTCGATAATAAAGTGCCACCATCACCTGATGTAACCGTCAGATACAACCACTTTCTTGCTCCAGTGGCAGAGAAGTATTGATCGATACCACCAAGATCGATAGTTCCATTATTATTAACTTTAAATCTCTTAGTAGCACCATTGTTAACAATTAAATCACCACCATTTAACGTTACATCACCAGCAAATGTATTTGTTCCTGTTCCATTTGTTGCAATGACACCAGAAATAGTTAGATTTCCAGTTCCATTGACAAGTGACAATCTAGAAGTTGTTCCATCAGAAGCAAAAATATTAAAGTCACCGCCATTAATTACAGTGTTACCTGTAGTTCCATTTACAGTGAGTTTATTAAACCCAGTTCCTACAGATAAGTTGCCAAGAATTTGTGTGTTACCATTCGCACTATCAACTTGGAATGTTGTAACTGGAGTTGCAGCACCATCTGTAACTCTTAGGAATGCAGAGTTTGCAGTAGTAGAACCTCTTAATGTAATAGTTTCATCAACTGTTAATGTTCCTTTGATTGTAGTATTTCCTGTTGTCGAAAGAACTTCAAATGTTGTTACTGCAGGCGAACCACCATCAGTGACTCTCAAACCTTGAATATCATCTGGAGCTGTATTAACTTGAGTAATACGGAATAGTTCAGTATCATCAATTCTTAAGATATCACCTTGATTAATAGATCCACCAAATTCTGAAGTAGTAATATTAACGGTTGTTCCCGCTGCACCAGTGCCAATAGCAGCAGTAATAAAACTTACATTTTCTGATTTGACCAATTTAACAATCGGGCAATTATCTGGGTGGTCTGTTCTTAATGTAGTTCCTTCCTGCGCTCTTTGAACTCTTACTCTATAACCAAGTGGGTCAGATGCATTTGTTGCATTTAAAATTTCTACAACACGAACAATTTCAGAATTTGCTTGGTTTGATCCACCAGCAACTGTAGATCTATCAATCAACAATAGATCACCTAAAGCAATATCAGAAACTCCTAGTGCTTCATTAACTGGTAAGAAATACTCAGTTGATGAACCAGCCATCAAGAATGTAGATCCTCCCCAGAAAGCAGCACCTTGAGTATCTAGGGTTTTTGTAATTGTAATTGGTTTGTAAAGATCAATATTTAAATTAATTAAACTACCAATAGCATGTGCAGATGTTGGTGTTGAGAATACACCTCTAGTTGCAGCAACTGTTCCTGCTTGTAAACCACCACTTAGAGTAATATTTCCGTTGACAGTTTCACTTGCTTTAACGAGTAAAGTATTATTTACGGTTGTGGTTCCAGCATCTGCACCAATGCTTAATACAGATCCACTTCTAGCAAAATTAATCGTATTTGGTCCTCCAGAAGCACTGAACAAATCTAATTGCCCAGCAAAGGAATACATTCTAGCAATTCCACTTCCAGCTGGATTCTTTGCCCCAATTTCAACTTCACCATCAATTCTAGTTAATCTATTTTGAAGTCTAAGTAAACTTGTAGAATTGGAGTATGCACCACCAATAGTAACAATTGATGTATAAGCAGCATTATCTGCTACAGATCCAATATCAATGATAGAATTTTGAGAATTCCTATGAAGATTAAATGTAGAAGATACTGCAGCATCACCAATAGTAATATTTTGTGATGTTGCTGAATTACCAATATTAATATTTTGTAATGCAGTTGCAGAATTTGCAATAGTTAATGAAGTTGCAGAACTAAATGCACTTACAGTGGTGCTAGTTGTCGCCAGAGTAAAAGTAGAACTTGTTGTATTTAAAGTTC